GCAACCACCCCGTCAAGATTTTGGTAGGAACGAATTCGCTCTGCTATACCGATAACACCAGTTTCGGCGGTAACAATATTAAGAGTACCGAACCCGGCTCGTGCTGGAAACGAAGCACCGATAGCGACGCTAACATTAACCACGCTAGAAACTGGGATTGTCATGTTACTGTACCTCTATGTTTAGATTGTAAGATAAACCATTAGATTCAAATACCATTCCAATATCAACGCTCCTGATGGAACGAATTATATCGGAATCAGAACCCGTAGTATTTAGCACTATGTCGAACTGTGCCCGTTCTTCCCATCCGCTTTCTAACGGTTCGGAAATCTCTCTAACGTCAGAACGCCTACCAAGTGCAATACCACCCTGACTAAATAATTCTTGAATAGACTCACGGGTAACAGCGGTTCTTACTTTACGACAATTATCAATGGCCCCATCCTTATAAAACCCGATGGACATCATCATTTCTCGTGGGCCTGTTATCGTGTCCGTAATATCTAGGTCACCTGTATTATCTTCCAATTCATGTTGCTCCCAACCGACGGAAGTATCGCTAAGGAAATCAACATCAGCATAGGCACCGGGTGGCCGTGGGGCGTCTTGTTTCGCGCGAATAGAATAACCGGGGGTGGCCAGTATAAGATCTACTGTGTCCCGTAACAACCTATTGACAGTTTCTTCTACTATCATAATTGAGCCGCGATACCGGAGGTGTGGCCGTAAGAAGACCAGTCACCCGAGTTTATGACTTCGTAAGTGTTACCCTTAAAGGTAAATGTATCGGCGGGTAAACCTTCTTTTTCATTTACTGTTAATAATGGTTTCTTTGAAATGAAACTAAATAAAGTTTTATCTCGTTGACCTTCCTTCAAACGCTGTAATTCAGTGTGGGAAGGTTGTTGCATACTGGCCAAGGTTTTGAATGTAGTAGGTGGGTTTTTAACATACAATCCATTAACGTACCCGCCCGTCGTACGACTGACTGTTATTACCTCAGCAGTGTCTCCGTCTAAGGCTTCCGATACATTAATTGGCATTATTCACCCACTTTAAAGATTATAGATTGCCTTAAATGGCCAGTGTCTATTAACGGTGTACCCTCTCTGGATTTTAACGCTGGGGATATACCGTCGGATATTTTACCCTGGACATCACCCTGTAATTGCAAACCTAAAGTTCCAAGGGCTTCTTCTTTGGTAATAGTACCATCGACAATCTTCTTTGATAATGATTTAAATAGCTTTTTATAGCTACGTCTTTTTTCATTAACCGTGGTACGTAAAAAACTACGTTGGGGAATCCCCCGGGTAGGGCTACCGAATTCATGCACGGCACCGACCATAATAACTGAAGTTCCATCTGGATAAGCGTTACTCCCTTTGGGAAGGCCGACTTTCACATTATCAGGGCCAGACATTCTCTTATTGATTTTGTCTAATTCCGCTAGGGCTCGCTTCGGTGACTTTATAATTTTTGTTTTTGACTTGGCCATTACAGGGCAACCAAAATACCAGCAAAACATCGGTTTCTTATTAGAATAAATTGCTGCCCATAAACCGTGTTCATATAAAAACCATCTTCATCTGAATAGGTTTTATTGGATGACGCACGTCCCACTGACACACCACCAGCTGACTTTGAAACAATTGGTCCCGCGCTAGCACCAACGCCACCACCAACACCACCAGAAGCTTCTGAGCTTGTACCGACGGATAATAAATGAGCAGCCAAATAAACCTGAGCTGCATCGTATTTATTTCCCCAGCGAGTTTCATCTGTTCCAATATAAAGCTCGGTGTCGTCTATAAAAAATTGAACACGGGGATCAGGAAATTCGATATCGTCTGAAAACTCAGGGAATCGAATTTTAAAATCAGAAACAGATACAGTCATTCCCCAGACCCCCTAGTTACCATAAAAACGGCTAATGCCATGCACACGCCTGATATCCATTTTAAAACCTCTTTACCGACATCACGTTGCCCCTTAACGACATTATCGTCCTTCTGGATAGCGGAAACATTATCCCGTAAAGTTGTCAGCTCTTCTTGGACGTTAGTAATAAGCCGCTCAACAGAAGATTTATCTCCGTAATGGGCTTGCCATAATTCAGCGTCACGTATTCTTACTTCATGGCTATCTAAACGATTCCCATAGCGTTTTAACGCCTGCTCATGGTTTATAATCTTTTCTTCCAATCTAACAACATCGGATAACTGGGATTCAATACCACCGAGTCTTTCGGTTATTGAATCTAATGTTTTCCATAATCGTGCTTCGGATATATCACCCATATCCTTCATTATCCGCCCGGCCGCCATTATCACCTCTTTGCGCTGCCTTTTCCGTTAGGCACTTATCGCTATTTAAATACACAATGGAAAAGACCCACCTCTAGCCACATGGGCTAAAGGTGGGATGTAATCACGACTCTTTTGCGGGAGCCGTAGGAGGGGTAGATTTGGATTTAGCCTTAGTGTCTGGATCCATTTCTAGCTCCATATCATCTTGGATTTTACCAAAATCAATTTTACCTTGCCGTTTTAACCCTTTAACGTAAGGGTCATTTTTACAAGGTAACCAATGATCGTCATTGACGACATTAAAACCCGGGGCGATACGAACAGTCACACGGTGACCATTCTTACCCATCACTTTAATGTTAAATTGACGAGCTGTTTTGTTAATAATCCCGGCCATGATTTAAATCCCCGTAGCGATAGCAAGTGATAGAGGGTAGTAAATATTCAAACCCCCCAAACGTGAGCGACCGGGAACAACAAACTCAAGGTTCTTTTGTTGCACTGGTAGCATTTCCAACTCAACTGGGATTTCCAATTGGAGTTTATCAGGGTTGCGGTCATAAGCAACCATTGCATCCGCTGCGAGTTCAGGATTGTTATCAGACATACACTCGTTGAGTGGAATAATATCTTCCAAGCTGTTGAGGTAAGGGCTGTTTTGAATCAAGAACTGACCAATAGTAGTATCGCTATTGGTGGCCCGGGGGGTGGACATGATGTACGACCACTGAGCGGGTGGAATCAACAAGGTGTTACCCTGCTCAACCATCTTGGTAGTCTCAAAGATATCAGCGAATAGATCGTTAACATCAAATAAGATTTGGTCTGGAGTTTTGTTAATCCACTCCGTACCGCTACCTGGATTGACCACTGCACCTGTTGGGATATTGGGATTGTCAAACAGACCGGGAAGGCCTGATTCAGCATCACCAAAGAAAGCGACGTCATTTACGACTTGCTCATTGGCACGGCGAGCGGCATTGGCACGGCGCTGATCAAGAGCGGAACCGGTCAATTGTGAAGACTCAATTTCGTCAAGATTGTAACCGTAAGAAACACCAACCGAACGAACCGGGATAATTGTTTCTTTACCAGCTACATCAGCACGAGGTAAATCATCGGCGTATGCGTTGATGATTTTAGCAGAACCTGATTGGTCATAAGTGCGATAGGTAATGCTAGTAATACCGGCACCGCCATCGTTACTTACTGGGAACAAGCTACGTGCTTTGAGTTCCGCATAACGGACATCATAGCTGCGAGCCTTAATGTGCTCCAATTGGCGTTGGAAAAATACAGCACCATCAGCATCAAACATTTCACCGACATTACGGGCAATGGCACCATCAAGGGTAAGGCGAGTCGCACCCTTAACAACGGTCATTGAAGCCCCATCCATTTGGACGATTGAACCGTCTTTCAATTTAAAGTTTTTCATTCTAAGAATACCCCGTTAAGTACCAGCAGTGATGTTTTCAACGTTCTTAACACGAAGAACGGCAAGCTCACCAGCAGCGGCAGTTGAATCCCAAAAACAGTCGTCTAAACCTGTTTCACCTGTACCAGAGGGGGCACCTGAATCCAGGACGCCTGTGGCCTCTACAAAATTAACCGCATCACCGGGTACACAACCGCTGGGGCAAGTAACCCAGATATAGCCTTCCCTCATAATACCGGCTGTTTCTTTTTCAGCGTATGAAATGGCCCCCGTATTAGCAGCACCTTCACGATCTAAGGAACGGATGGTAACACCGAGGATACCAGTAGTGCCGCCGATTACCGCTTGAGCGTCCGCGTTTGTACCACGGCTGACCACGATACCAAAACCGGCACCGGCTGCAGTTTCAATAGAACGAGAAATAATATCGCTTACGAATTGGGCAAAAACCAATCCCATGTATGCGACCGCTTGTCTTGATGAATATGACGTTTGAGCAGGCATTACTTATTACTCCTTTTCCAGGCGTTTTGGCTATCGGCCATCATTTTTTCACGAGCGATGATGGATTCAGGTCGGTTATCCTGTTTGGAATCATCACCGTGTGCCACTTGCTTGGTGAATTCATCATCCAGGGTTTGTTGGGTGTTATTGGTAGCTTCTTCAACGAGCATGTCGTAAGCAGCATCAATATAACCATCGGATACTGAGTCTAGCTGAATATTAGGTCGCTTGGTAGCAACGACTTCTTTCTTCAGGCTGGATGTATCTTTACCTTCCCATTTCAGGTCCGGTGCGATGCTTTGTACTTGGGCGACAAGGGCAGCGCGATCAGCCACCATTTTGTCAAGTGCTTCACCCGTTGGGGTTTTTGAAATTGCATCTTTAAGCTTAGATTCAAGAGCTTCTTTTTCGGATTTGGATTCTTCATCCTTCTCCTCCATTTCATCTACTTTCTTCTTAACTTCTTCCGCGTTCTTTTGGGCTTCTTTTTCGGCATCAAGGAGACGAGTTTGCAGTTTACCAACCGCTTGACCCGCCTGATCCGTCACCTCATAATCAACCCCATCAATAGCGATTTTAGCCATAATGACTTTATCTCCAGTAGTGGGTAAATTGTCGGCAAGTCTACATTCATGACCGGCACGACCTTTTTCAACGATGGCAACATGATTGCCCTTAATGTTCCTCTGAATAGCATCATAATTAATACCATTCGGAGTAACTCCTGAGCTCCACTCAATGTCCGCTGTATAGCCGTTTGAAAGCTCTACTTTACCGCTTTCAATTTTAGAGATGGCATCAGCATCAGTGATATGGAGTATTGTTTTGGCGAACATACCATCGCGCATAACTTCCGGCCCAACATGGCCGACTGAAAATTGCTTGGCGTTTTTAGAATTGACCAACTCGGGGGGATGGTTGTCAGTGATTGGTTTAGTCGCAAAAGAGGATAATGATTTATCCGAGAATACTTCTTCTTCAGGACGATAAACAGTTATAATGGTACCGGGTGGTTTATCGGTAATACCCATTTCCACCGCTTGATATTCCTGGGTACCAATGCGGGATATCCGTGCGGGTACTTTTAAGAAGCCCTCGTCGGTGTATTCCCGTTCGGTGGTAATCTGGAGGCGGTCTTTTAAAAACATATCGAAATCCGATGATTTTCACAATAATAAATCAAGTTCGTAAATAAAACAAACATAATAAGCGGATTAAGAATTTAATTTAAACTGGGATTATTGGTTGGGCCACACACCTACATTGAATGTCTTGGCCGGGTGGCCCGGTATCTTTCGGGGGTGTATCCCATCTGAATATTTTACCATTCTTATTCGCATGGCTTTCACGTACCCTGCCATCCCCCGCCGTTCGCCAAATATATTCCTCAACGCCAAGATTTGTTTGGCGCTTCTGATTAAGGGCTGAATTCAATTTAGAGGTTTGATCCCTTGCGATTAACCTTGCTCGTTTTGTAGTACTATGTCCTAATTTTTGAATCTCTTTTATCATAGAGGTTGCATTATTGCCTTGGGTGGTACCCGTATAGACAATTGATTCTAACTTCTTAAAATACTCATCGGGAATAGAACGGATCAATGCCACGTTTTCGCTAGTGGTGGCAACCAATATGTCTTCCAGTGCTTCATTCTGGATAATGGATTGCATGTTAACCCCCACTGCATTTTCAATAGAGGAATAGAATTGCCGCTTGTTGACCGAGTTGGTGTTATTAACAAAAGAACTAGATACAATCTTCGCGTTCTCGTTTATATCAACATAGCTACGGCGCAACCTTTCAAACACTTCTGATAATGTTTTGGCATAGGCATCAGCCACATACTCAGGCTGGAGTTCCCTGAGTAATGGTATGATATATTGGTTAGTCTGCTTTCGTAGCTTTGAACTCAATCCATTAAGTTGGGTGCGATATCTAACTTCCGGGTTCTTCGGTGCTTTTATCGGCCTCGCCCTCTTCGCCTTCCTCTTCCTCAGCGCCCGATTGTTTTCCAAATTCAAGGTCGTCGGTATCGGTGTCAAAATCATCTTCATCGCCTTCTAAGTCTGCAATATGTTCATCGGTGATATTGGTATATGTGCCGTTTTGTTTTAAGTCTTTGGCCACTGTTGCTTCTGTGATTATACCTCTATCTAAATAAATTTGATCACGTTGGGCATTAACCAACCCCATATCTGATGTTTCTCTAGGGGTCATCTGGAATAGCGATGTAAACTCGTATGACAAATCTATATCTTCCGATAAACCCATGCTCTTGGACATAATCAAATCAAAGTCATCAATCAATGGGCGATAAATAGACATTTGAAGCGATCTAATCATATCATAATAGTTTTTAAGATCCCCCTCGCCCGTGGCATTCATACCGCTGGCCGAGTTACCTAGTAAGCGAGTGGCCGGGATATCGGTAGCAGCGGATAACAACTGGGAGTATCGGTCTATCAAATCAGGCAAACCTGCAAAGGTATTGGTCTTGGTATTAAAGGTTTCCTTGTTATCCAGTAGCAACATATTATTGAAGGACTTGAGCATCCCTGCTAGAGCGAAACGTTTACGGAGTAGAGTTTCACCGTCGGTCGTCTGTAGGTAGTTCATTAGACCTTCTACCTGTACGATATCCACATTGGTCTCATATACCATGCTTGCCGCACCATGCGTTACCGTATTCATGTTAATGAGGGCTTCATATAAGCGGTCAAGCACGGAATCGGAATAGTAATTGTTACGGCGGAACTCTTCATAAGGTAACAACACACCGTCAAATCGCATAACCCGGCTATGGTGTATCCGTGTTGAGGTTTCATTAAAGCGATAATATTCCGGCATTCCGAAATTCTTGTTTAGCGGATCAGCGGTTGGTACGACATCAGCATTGGATAATCGATGGCGATCAATAACTTTGATATGGCGTAAACTACCTTTCTTGATTGTATCAATGTTGAGGGGCATATCGGGGGTCTGACCATCGTCAATTGACATTACGATAAAGGCCGTCCCATATAACCTCGCCCACTTATGCGCCAAATTAAACGACCCGACCAAATCCAAACGAGCCTCCTCATTCTCCAATCGCTTAACCAATTTAGGATCGATATCGCCGTTGAATTCACGCCATTCACGCGTCATATCATTTGGGATAATATCAACGACTTTACCCGATAACCAGTCGGTGCGGTAAAGTGCATCCAACTCATCTCGATTTCCGTCCATGGATAAACGGCGGTTATTGACGAAATGGGAATTAGCCCGTTTATCCTTTTCTGTGCCTAGCTGTGCGATTAGGTTTTCAAGCCCGTCTTTTAGCAGGGCCGATTCATCGGTGCTTATGGTTGCTTTACTTTCGTGCATTGTTCTTAGTCCTATTGGTAAATTATAAATTCAAATTAGCGAAACACCATGAAGCCGTTAACTAACGATAACCATCCTTAAGACTGAACATACATTAACCCCTTGAATGTTATACTGTGATTGATCAACGCGCTTAAATCATCAGATATCCTAAATCCAATCCTATCTCCATTTTTGCCTCGTATGGTAATACCATTATCTGCAGTTTCACGTAGATTGAACTCGTAGGTTGTTACTAGTATGTTACCGCTATACTCTATTCGGAATGACTCTGGTCCGAGTATCACCAAATCCCTATTTTCCATCAGCTTGGAACTCAATGGTATCTCTACGCCATCCTTAGTTTGAAACACAACCACACCATTGGCCAATGGCCCTTGGACATTACCATAATCACCTAACGAGGGTGACCCGGCGTCGCTTATTTCAATACTAACAGCGAATATCTCAAGTGTAGCATTGGCCTCAGGCGCTATAAAAAACTCAACGGGGGTTACCGATCCATCTACATTGGCATTATTATCCCCTGTTGGGCTACCGTCATCGGTACCTGCCATGATAATCCAATCAGAAGTATTTGACACAGGTCCGTAATTTTTCCTTAGCTTGCTCATTATTTATTCCCTTGATAGTCGGCCATCATTTTAGTGCTCCCTCATTGTAGCCCATTTCTTCAAAGACAATTAAATCTTCTACTGCATCCATCGTCGGGTCAATTTGGTCATCGTGCTTATGCGTCATTAAGGGAGTAAATTTACGGAATTCTTCTTTATAGTCGTGTAACCATTCAGCATCTTTTGGGATGTGGATAAACCCACTGGCAAAGTATTTGACAACTCCCATCGCACGTAATACCTTATCCGTGTTACGTTGGATCGGCTCAATTGGGATCATATAATCGCGCTTAATAGACTGGATTAAGCTAGATCCGGAACTTTTGTCCTCCACTTTTACCTGTTGTGCCCCCATGCGTTTAAATTGAGTGGGTTTGTGCTTATTCCAAAACTCTACCATTTTGGACTCTAATTCCGGAGCCTCCCATTTACCCCGGCACTGATCAACTAGAAATACACCCTTGGTCGCTGATTTGGCCCAACATTGGAACACACTATAATCGTTCCGCTCCGCTGTTTTTTGAGCTGTGTCTCCGTAAATCCGTATAATATAAATATCGGGAGGGAGCACGTCATAATATCGCCAGTATTTATCCTTGAACATACCCCCGCCCATTGGGCTTGGATTTTGCTGCATTTGGCTGGAGTAAGTATACGGATCACCCTCCTCCAGAACTCGCAGTTGTTCTGGGGTGTGTTTAAATGGCCATAAGGGATCGCCAACTTGCACAGAGGTCGGCATATTTAGGATCATCTCGGTACTAAAAAGCATAGGGAGCACCACCATGTAACGATGATAAAATACCATTAAGGTCTATTTTAATACCGTGAGTGTAATCCTCCGGATATGGTAGATTCATCGCTTCGTAGGTTAAATTAGCAGGGATCACCAAATGATGCCATATATCCCCCGACCCACCCTTAAGCAGGAATCCAGAAAGGTCATCCTCGTGTATCCTCTGCATTATGTTGATCATTGGTACATGTTCAACCGCTAATCGTGATCGCATGGTGTTATTGAAGCGATTATTAATACCGTTCCGTTTGATCGCGGAGTACGCATCTTCCGGTTTAAGTGGGTCATCGTTTATTAGTGCTCCAGTAAAACCCGGTTCCATTCGCCCCGCTCTAAATCCCGTTATCTGGCCACCAGACGGAGCGGCCATCATCCCACCCCCTTGCTCAGTGAACCACCGTTTCTTACCCTTGCTGTCAACCCTTATATCCATTGGCCATAGCTGTTGGAATTCAACCGAATCTATCGTTTCTTTAATTTTGGCTGAGTTCTCTTGGGCCAACTCACCCGAGTAGGAAGTGTGGATGTACTTTGAGCGAGGGTTTAACGCCAAGCCACGACCAATGAAATTGAGCACGGCCTGTTCTGTTTTGGTATAACCTGGAGCGATGTTAATAATTAGCCGGGGGATCTTCATATCCACAACCGCCTGGAGCACATAGTCAATCGCATAGTGATGCCAGTTTAACAGCATCTTATTACCTTCGCGTAACTTGAAAAAGTAACGCATGAACTGCATACCGTCTTGTTCAAGCATATACTTCAGCATTCGCTGTTCATTAAACGACCAACGATCAACCACGTCAAGTTCCAATAGATCATCAGAATTCATCGTTGAATTTCTCTTTAAATAGGTCAATCTCTTCTTCGGTTAGGGGGTGTTCCCCCGCATGACCATTTTCGCCGTTCGCATCGCCGATATCAATCTGCTTCCGCTTGGGATGCAAGTACTCGCTAAGAGTTTTCGCCGCTTGAGTGGATTCGTTGAGGGTAACTGCCTTATACTTATATCGGTCTTGTACGTGGTTGACTATTTCAGCCCATTCGCTAGGGCCGATGTCACCATTGGTAAAATCTTGTATCTCTAGAATGAGCTCATAGATGCTAGATAAACATCTTGGGTCTTGGCCGATCATTATTGATTCCAAGAATACCAGTGGGTCGGTCACTTCCCCCTTCCTGATATACTCTCGCAAATCACTAATGGATAATTTCTTATTTCCCATTTAAAATTTCTACTTCCCGGCCAAGTGGTTCCCCCTACTGTAAATCATATTGATGGATGTGTAAATTTAGTCGTTAGTTGGCCCCCTTATCCGTAACAGCGATCCTGAGGTTGGGTGGTTTTTTACCGAGATGAGAGGGTACAGGAAACACCGGGTACCCAGCTATCAATTTCTTAATAGCGAATCCAACATGGTCAGCAGTAGGTAAATCAAAACACTTGTCAGTTTCACCGAGGCACGCGTTGAAGAAATCATACCTCATGTAAATAACGATATCGGGTTTTTTCTTGTACTTGCGCCTGTACTTATACTCAGTCAGTAAAACTTCATCTATAACCTTGTCAATTAACATTTGGCGATCCTAGGCATTAATCTCGTTAAAATTATTCATTTGTGGTTCCACCATATGCGGACGCGTGTGACTCCCAAATGTACTACCCCTACCAAGGCCATTAAACTTCCAATAACTTGCCCTGACGGGTCTGAGACAGAGCCTGAGCTAGACAATATGACCACCAGCCCGACTGCAATTGTAATAATGGATATGAGTTTGTGTGCTTTGAGCCGTTTGCCAGTCAGCTGGATTGTTACGATTTGTTCATTTTTCATGCTTCTTCCTCGCAATTGTGTTCCCATGTAAAATTATCATGGCCGATTGCCACGATAGTCCAATTCCTACCTTTGTATCCGCAATGCTCACATCGCTTTTTTAACAGTGGTGACGACATATCGTATTTAGCGATCCAAAATAAAACCGCTAGCCCGATTATGTTTACCACTGTTAAAACGACTTCCTCTGAAAACATCGTATCTATTTCCTTTTGTTTAAAATTGCTTTCCACATCTCACATACATACGATGCCTGATATTTTGCGTCATGTAAAGCGTTATGTGCGTTACCCCCGACTTTTTTATCAAAACCGCCTTGGGAGGACTCGTATAGGTATTTAATCGTACGACAGTCATATACGTTCCAAAACTCCCATGGGGTAGGTTCACCGAGTGAATGGTATGCGTCTTCCAATATAGATATATCAAAGCTAGGGCCATTGCCCCATACACTAGCACCGGATGGAATCCAAAAGCTGAGGTCATCCAAAGCCTCTTCCAATGCGATTGTACCATTGAGCGCAGCCTTTGTCTTTGGTGACTGCCTGCCCCACCATTCAACCGTATCATCATTTGTTGATCGCCCTTGGGCCTTCCAGTCTAGTTCAACGTAGAATGTATCTTCCGTTACGATGTTACAGCGGGGGTCAAACACCACTGCTCCAATAGATACAATCGCGGCACCCGGTATTAAATCCATTGTTTCCAAATCGATCATTATGTTGTTAGGTTTCATCATCATTTCCGTTTTTACAAAAGGTTATTAAAACTAAGTGTCCTTATACATCGGTGGAACTAAAACCATACCAATCGCTGATAGTCATACCAGCCGGGGCCTGAGTTATCAAAGTTATCAAAGTTATCAAATCAGGGGGGGGTAACCCTATATATATATAAAAAAATCACTTTTACCGCGCCTTATCAATACTTTTGTCCATTTTGATAACTTTAATACCTTTTACCCTTAAATAGTTATCAAAGTTATCAAAGTTATCAAAATTTTACTGCCAGCCCAAAACAAAAGATGCTCAAAAAATAACCAAAAACCATAACCGACAGTTATCCTTAAAAAAGGAGCGATAACATGCCTCAGAAATATACTCATTATAACCGAGAGGCATGTGTTACGATGATGACTGAGTGCGTCACAAGTCCCAATCATCATCACTGTTAGCACCCTCATTCACGCCATCAAAGTCGCTTACTTCGTTCGGAACTAGTGTAACGCCCCTGAATCCAGATTTGTTACCTGCTAATTTTCCGTAGTTAAGATCAAGGTCTTCTAGAGTGGTCCTAAGCTGTTGCTTGGTACAAACGTTATTAATACCATAATCAACACACCAATATGAGTAGGCGCTATAGACGTCGCTAAGGGATATTTTGTCCATGTGGTCGTCGGTTTGTATTATGTGTTCCCTCTTAAATAGGGCCACTGTGTTGGATTCAGACAGCCATGTTTCCCGCGCCATTTCGCAGCTTTTGGGTTCTTTAAAATCCCCCCGGGTGCGTAAACGTTGTAGCCCCTGCAGTGCCCGGTTGAGTACCCCTGATATTTCCCGGTCTATAATTTGCTCGGCTAGGTCAAGGATTACGCTATCTTCTTTGTGAAAAGAGCGGTCAAATGGTATGACCATAGCGCGGCGGCGGAACCCTTCACTTAGGTCTTTTGTTTTGGGGTAGCCGTTGCTTAATAGGGTAACAGCGCAAGACTTTCTAAATCTAAAGGCGGGGGTACCCTTTGGATTGGCTGTCATTTCACCGCTTTCGCTTAGTTGTTTTAAGGGGCCGTCGGGGAGTAGTGTGTTGCGGCTGAGGTCATCGTCATATACCAATAGCTTTCCGACTACATTGGCCGTGGCGTGATTGTCAGACCCTTTGGCGTCACCGAACTTAGCAATGCTTTCGGGTAGTACGGCGTCGCCTAGCATCCCGCACATAATCTTCAGCAAGGTAGTTTTACCATCGCCGCCCGGGCCTTTGAATAACCACCATTTAGCAGGGCGTTTATCGGGGTGTAACACGAACCCCATATATTCTTCAAAGTGGCGCACCATATCTTCACAGTCTTTAAACCGGCTGAATATCTCACGTACCGATTTATCAAACAAGGGGCATTCACTCCCTGGACTGTATTTCGTTTCAAGGACTTGTATTAAATTGCTTTCTGGTCTGTGTTTGCGCATTTTGGCGGTGCCGTCATCCGCTATCCATAGCTCGCCGTTTAAACAGTTAACCACTGGGTTAGGACGACCCCTTAAATTTAACATGTCGTTGTCTACTGCCACTAGCCGCTCTAATATAGACACAGCCTCATTGACGATACTGGTTTCCTTTACATTAATGTCAACTTTGTCGCGCATGGCGTCCAATACTTGGGTAACCATCTTTCCAACGAATGACCGGGTGACTATGATCCAATGTGTGCCGTTATATTTCCAGAATTGATTACTGGTACTCAATACCAAGCCCCGGCCCTTATGGAACTTAATATTAAGTGTCTTTTCGGCCAACATACGCCCAAGGTCTTCGGCAATACGTTCTTGTATCTGTTTGATAACTTCGGTCAACTGCCCCTTAGTCCACCCTAGCTTGGTACGAATGGTATCCAGTGCTTTGACCTTTTCAATGGTGCCGCTCTGTATAGCTGCCCTAATAGCGACAATAATCTCTTCTTCGGTTGCCGTTGGGTATAAGCCATTAGCAAGGTCTAGCGCCAGCCCCTCTTTATAGCTACCCTTAACATCCGGTTCCGTATAGACATCACTAAAATCGTCATCAACCATATAACCGTCATCACCAGGAATATTATCCCTAATATTAGTGCGATTATGGCCACGGTAAGAATTATCATTGTCATTAGGTTCATCGTTATTGTGCTTATTAGTTCCATCACAATCACCCTCGTCATCTGAAAAGTCTTTGAAATCCTCATTGGCGGTAACTACAGCAGTCGTTCCACCATGTGAGAGTACCTCTTTATAAAGGCTTAGGACTGTAGTCTGCTTTGGTTTTTCACCAAGACTGGCCCAACGACAACGAATGAGATGCTCATCTTCGCTGAAGCTACTATCAGCCAATGACCAATCTAGAAACTCTTCAATCCCCTCTCCGTCAGTACCATGATGCGCGGCGCATAGTATGGGGAACCATTGGCCGTTGTCTGTATAGTCGGTTATTGGTAATTGTTCCAATAGCCTAGCCAGTTGATCGCCGTTGATCGTGCCGCTGTTGGCCTGTTTTTCAGGTGCCTTATAATGTAGCAGCTTTATTAGCTTGGTTGGCGCATCGGGGCGCTCACTTAGCGCGGGGGCAAAGTCATCCCACACATAGTATGTGCCGTTGGGATGTTTGCTACCGGCGGCTACCACTTGCCGACCCATTGTTTTAAATTCAATCCCTGGGAATTGTTCAATAGTCTCACGGATGAGTTCGCCTTTTGGTTTAACCATATAATAGTGAAAACCACCGCTGCCCGTTATTACTGTTGGACAGGTATCACCTAGATCATCCACCCCCAGGAATTTACATAACAACTGGAGCGAGTCTTTACCTTCTTTGTAGTTACGCTCATCAACGTCAATTATTAAATCGTGTGGGCCTAAACGATAACCGACATTGAAACTCTTATCGGCCATTTTTAGGGTTTTGTTTATGTTCTTTTCTGAGTTAGTCCAATTTGGATATAAGGGTGTTTTTCCTCGGACTTGTACCTTACCTTTCTTATCGGTTGTTTGTTTGTTCCATACATTGAGTGTTATTAGATCGGAGTCTTGTTCTAAATAGGGATTTAACTGTTCTTTATCTACTATCATATTCGGCCTCGCGTAGTAGGGGAGTTAGCATATAGTAGAGTAAATTACAGGTCCGGTCGTAAATCTATCGCCTTATAATACTCACCCAAGGTAGGATGATCCGCAACTAACTTGGCCCCTGCCTTACTAATGGAGTTTCGTTCTACCCATCCACGGGGGGTCATGGGGTTTATATTGAGCATTCGTGCAAGGTGGGTAACAGAACCAGCGTCTTCTATAAGCTGTTCCAGTATTTCTTTTTTGTGTTTTTCAAGTTGTTCTAATGTTAGTTCCATTGGTAATTCCTTGTTAAATATAGACCGTGTATTAAGTGGGCGATCAGTATAAGGTTTAAACACGTACAAAAGCAATTACAATTATGCTTGCTTTCCCGTATATCCCAATGTAACAATAGCCGCCGCTGGACGCCCCTGCTAGATGCGGTATCCAGTTAAACCATTAATCAACTTTAAATAGGTAAACACTATGAACAACTTTGTAACGTACCAAGTGGCACTCACCCCCGAAAACGCTGAATTGATTGATAAAGTCAACAGCCTATTAATAACCGGCTATGGCGCTACCCCCGAAGCTGAACCAAAAGCTGAACCAAAAGCCAAAGCTGAGCCAAAACCCAAAGCCAAAGCTGAAACCAAAGCTGAAGCAACCGGACCAACATTAGCCGACGTTAAAAAGGCAGCTAAAGCAGCCAAGACAGAACATGGTGAGGACTTTGCCAATGATGTTCTTGATGAATTGGGCGTTAAAGCAGCGGCAAGCCTTGGTCGACGCATGGCTGCCATTGAAGAATCCCAATATGCTGAAGCCATTGCTGGTTGGGAATCCGGGCCGGAGGTCAATGGTAATACTGACGACGATGATGATCTGGATGATGACGGTCTGGATGATGACGGTCTGGATGACGATAGTACCCCACCCCCAACAGCTGAGGCAGTAAAAACAGCACTTAAAGCCTACTCCAAATCTGTCGGTCGTGAAGAAGCGAAAGCTATCATGGCTGATAACGGTGCCAAAGTGTTGAGTGAGGTTGACAATTGTTCCCCCGAGCAGTTGAGCGCCATGTTCAAGCTGTTGGTGTAAATATCCCCACTATGCATTCCTAGCAGGGTGTTCCACACCAGTTCCCAATCTGGTTTATCAAAATTGGATAAACCTAAATCACAAAAACAGGAAATAAGATTATGTTAGAAGAAACGATTAAACGGCAATTATATACCATGTTGACTCTCCAGAATCAGATTAACTGTAAAATTGATCCCGATTGGATTACCCGTGGTCGCCCTTGGTACCGCTGCATCTGGATTGAATGTGCCGAGCTGATGGATCATGCCGGGTACAAATGGTGGAAAGACGGTAAGCCGGATATGGCACAAGTGAAATTGGAAATTGTGGATATTTGGCATTTCATGCTCAGCCAAATTATAGAACAACCTCCGTTTATGGGGATGGATGATTTCCCACGTTATATTTACAATCGTTTTGC